CAAAGATATTTTCTACTCCCCCAGAGAAACCGAAAACAATAATAAAGAGTTTTAATCTGAAAGAAGAAAATGTAAAAAAATTAGAGGAAATCGCACATGCTCAGAATATGTCCCTTTCGAAGGTATTGAATGAAATTCTTTCTAATATTGTAATTTGACATTCCTATTGAATTACCGAAAAAATAATGAGGGACTGGATTTCCTGTAAACTGGCTGCAACCTTTTTGGGATTTTTATGCATCGTCTCAATATATAAATGAACTGATCGACAATGACTTAAAAAATAGTAAAGAGAAAAAAGGAGATAAGAAAATGAAAAAATTTGAAATCGTAAAAACAACAGCAGAAATCAGCTGGAAAGAAAGGGATGAAATCAAGGAAGGATGCACGATGTACGATGTGGATCCGGAAAAAATTGCTTCATTCGGAACCAAAGAGGAAGCCGAAAAGGAATTGAAAAAATACAAAACGGATGTTTGCGCATCCGGAAGCCTCTTCACGGTCGAAGAGTTTTCGATCCAGGAAAACGAATATGACGAAGACGGCGAGTGGATCGGAGGCGGAGATATTTGGAAGTTTACTCCAATGGAAATTTTCGTGGTCGACAAAGAAACGCGGAAAACGATCGCAAAAGTCAAAACTTACGAAGAGGCGGAGGAGGCCGCAGAAGAGTATGAGGGCGATGCGGGCGCCGATATCGTGTTTTACGAATAAAAAAATAGTCGTGTCGAAATGGCACGGCTTTTTTTATTTGCAAAAAAATGCACATTATACGTATAATGTGCTAATATATAATCACAGAAAGGAAATAAACAAATCAGAAAGGTGGTAGTAAAAATAGAAGAAAAAGTGGTAATAACGAATAGTTCGGAAGCAAAGAATTTAAATGAAAATGAATATTTCACTGCATATTTTAATGACGTAAAATATGGTATGACAGATTATTACGAGGACCTTGATGGTAACGGAGCTGCAGAAGTGGTGCAACGAGCAGAAATAATGAGGAGACGCAGGGATACCAACCCCTGCGTCTTTTCTATAAAAAACTATTGGGAAACTTGAAAAAACTATTGACTTTTGTACTCCAATGGAGTACAATATAATTAACAAAGGAACACAAAACAAAAAAGAGAAAGGCGGAAACAACAATGACAAGATACGGAGAAGAATACAAACTGAACACGGAAGAAATGGAGAACATCGCAACCTATATGAACGATGAGATCAGAGAAGACCTTCACTTCGAGATGGCTCCATGTGAACCGGAAGAGTTTCTGAGAGCTTACGTAGAAAAAGATCCAGATTTTGAAGAGCTGCTGAACAGCGAGTTCTCAATCGAGCTGTAAAGAAAGGGGAGGAAAAGATGTACTGGAAAGAGATCCTAGATATTTACGAAAGAATGGGAGTGGAGAACATCATTCCGATTGCGCACACGAGAATTAAACCGAACATAAAAGTATTGCTCGACGAGAGTGGAAATTTCGTTGGGGCAACACTGAATGAGCAAGATCGTTTTACGATTCCGTGCACGATTGAATCAGAGTCAAGAACGAGTGGATGTGCACCGCACCCGATTCATGATAATATGCAATATTTATGCAACGAGTACAATGACCCGAAATGCAAAGAAAAGAACGAAAGTTACATGAAGCAGTTAGGAGAATATATCGAGGAAGTAGACGACGAGCTGGCGAAATCAGTGTACAAATTTCTCGAAAAAGGACTTCTCAGAGAGTGTATCAAAGATCTTTTAAGGAAAGTAAATCTTCCGGAAGAAAAGGTAATGATTTGTTTCGTGATGGTAACGAGGGAAACCCTGACAAGGGCCTCCATATCGGACGAATACGAAAGATTTTGCCTGTACGCGCTACAAACAGGAGACGGGCAAGACCTCCAATGGCGTGACTACTATCTGAAAAAGCTGGATCCAAACGGAATATGCAGTATAACAGGAAAAGCTGATTTCATACCACCAACTTATCCGAAAGCAATACGAAACCCGAGAGACTCAGCAAAATTGTTCGTCGGCGGAGCGCCCCAAAAGCAAAAAGAAAAATTAAACTCAATGCCGGTGATCAATCCGGGATATGTGATCACACAGAAAATCATTCACACACTACAGTGCATGAACTACGAAGGAGCACAATGGGCATATCAAGTGGTCCGGGAAAACAAAGGAATAACAAAAGAAGTCATAAACAAAATTGAAAACGATCGTGAAATGACAGAGGAAGAAAAGAAGAAATTCGAGAAAAAAATAGTAAAAAGTTTTAACAGGATAAAACAAAATAAAGAGTGGATGGCGAAGAAAGACGGGGAAGAAAGTTATGACGATTAAAGAGATAAGAGAACGCTCCGGACTTTCACAAGGAGCTTTCTGCAAACGGTATGGGATCCCGAAAGGGACCTTGTGTCACTGGGAGAGTGGAGAAAGAAAGCCGCCGTCGTATGTGCTGAATTTGTTGGAAAGAGTTGTTGAACAAGATAAAATAAGAGGGGAGAACTAAAATATTTGAGAGGAGAAACTATATGAATTTAAAAGATGAAAAAATTTTATCGGCGTTCGAAGAAAAACAATCAATAACAGGTGTGCATAAAATTACTGGGTATAATTGGCAACAAATAGCAAAGGTATTATCTACGTATGGAATTGTTGCAAATGATACTCATGAAATTATTTTGAATTTATATGATCGAGGAAAAAATGCAAAAGAAATTTCTGAAATAACTGGTTATGCAGAAACGACAGTTCATGCCTATTTACCGAGGGTAAGACCTGCATATAATGAAAACATTTCTGAAAACGCAAAACGGATAAAGAAATATAGACAAAACAAATAATATACGTACAAAAGACCGTGTCAAAAATTGACGCGGTTTTTTATTTGACAGGATAGACACAATGTGCTAAGATCTGAATGTGTCATTTTTGTGTCATGGGCTTTCGCAAAAATGGCGTATTTGCGGGCATTTTAGGCGGTAAGGGAACTTGACTTTTAATCAAGTTGTCCGGGGTTCGAATCCCCGATGCTTCACTAATTGAAAAGGCTGGAAACCCTAGTAAAATCAAGGGTTTTCAGCCTTTTTACGTTGTCGGAATGAAATTATCGGAAAATCAAAGTAAGGTATTGTAGAGGAATGTAAAGGAATGTAGATGTGTCATTTTCGTGTCACATGGAAAGAGCAGCTTCTACCGCTCCGGCGGTATCCTCTTTTTCCAGCATGATATGATTGTAAATCCTCAAAACCATTGCTTCGTCATCCCCCAGGAGCGCCGCAATATTCTTGATCGACACGCGCGGGATCTGGTAGCACATCGCCGTACAGTAATTGTGCCGGAAAATGTGCGCTGTGAGCCCGCATATGGGCTGTTCCGCGACTTCGTTCATGGCCTTGATGATTCTGTCCCATTTGCGACGATATGAGGATTTAGACACCATTTTGCCGCCCTGCATGGAAAACAGAAGCGTTCCCTTGATGCAGAACCGCACGTAGCTTTCAAGTGACGTATAGAGCTGCGGCGGAATTGGAACCTGCCGGAATCCGTTCTTCGATTTCGGTTCTTTGATGCTCGGTTTCCCGGCATCATCAAATTCAACTGCTTTGTTCACATTGATGATCTTTTCGGAAAAATCAATATCAAACCGAGTAAGGGCGAGCACTTCTCCACATCTTAATCCGGTACAGTACAAGATATCCACAAAAATTCGATCAGATGGGGATAATTCAGCGTCTTGCATCGCCTTTTTCTCGTTTATGGTCAGTGGCCGCTTTTCATCCGCCTTGTAGTCGATCGGCTTCATCACGTCCTTGAGATCCTCCAGCAGGTTGGCGGGATATAATCGGTCATGCACCGCGGCCTTCATGATCTGCGAGAATGTAAGCTGTATCTGCTGCTGGATGCGTTTCTTTCCGGCCGCGTCGTTAAGGACTGTCTGGTAGTGGATCGGCAGGACATCGCAGAGCCGCACGCCGTCCATCTGCCGCAGATGCTTTTCAATGATATTCCGGTACATCCTCTTCGTGTTGTTCGTTGCTTCGGCTTTGTAGACTGTCAGCCACCGCCCGGCGTAGTCCAGAAACAGGATGTTTTTATCTCGGACGGCTTCAAGGTTCTTAATTTTGTCGTTGTAGGCTGCCACCTTTGCTTCCAGATCCTTACTGCTTTTCTTCGACCGGATCGTAATATAGTGCTTTTTCCCATCAACATAACTTCCATCCCACACACGGGCTTGAAAATACCCGTTCTTTTGTTTTGTATATTTCGCCTTTGCCATCATAGGCTCCTTTCGTTTAGTGGCTGGAAAAGCCACAGAGACGGCGCAAAATGGGTGCAAAAAAGCGGCCGCAAACAGACGGGAAAAAATAGTCGAAAAAAATCGAAAATTTTCCCGTTCCACTTGCGAAGCCGCCGGAAGTGTGATAACATAATCATGTTCATTAGATTATTCCTTCCGGGGAGTAACCTCTTATGAAAGGCCTAACAGATTGCGCCACAGTCTGTTAGGCCATTTTTTATTATCTATACATAATACGGATTCGGTTTTCCTAGAATCGTAAACAGGTCGATAATCCAGCCGATTCCAAAAATCCCCAGGGTACAGAGGTACAGGATACCCATTCCGAATTTTCCTTCGTAGAATTTGTGTCCGCATAAAGTAAAAAGGCACAGGAAGAAAGCAACCCATTTATTTTTTGGTTTTCCTGTGACGTATACTCCTTGGCTTGCACTCGCCGCTGCCGCTGCTGATGAAGAAGCAGAAGAGGATGCGCTGCTACTGTTGTTGTTATTAATAATAACGTTCTTCTGATCTGTTTTAAGATCCTCAACCTGCTTTCCACACTTCGGACACACGACACAATCCGCGTCAATAACCTGTCCGCAATGTTTGCAATATTTTGTCTCTGCCATATTGACTCCCCCTATCTGCGCAGAACCGTGATAACCACGCCAAATTTAACCCATTCCCTCATCTCGTCCGGGTTGTTGGTATCTATGGTTATGATATCCCCATACCCGTTTATCGGCTCCATTCTGCACGGTTCCGACTGGATAAATTTACGGATGTACGCCCGCCCGTTCTTTTTATTGACCAGGACGCATGTATCACCGTCCCTGGGCGGCCGCTTCGAGATTCCGATGATGTCGCCCTTGATATATACGGGATGTAAGTGGTTCGATGTTATCCGGATGCCACAGTGCAGCCGCTCTCCGTATTTCTTGATATATCCCGGGCAATACACATGCTCTTCATGTGCGGAATCCAGAACCATCCCATCTTCCATGTTTCCTGTCAGAAGCAGGACATCCAACATGTTCGCAGGGTCTTCTTCTTTGGCTTTCATCTCAAGCTCGAATTCTATTTTGGCGTTTATGTAGGCTTTCTGCCGATCTGTTAATTTGCGGAATTTATTCAGCACTTCAATCTCGATACTGCGTTGCCCAAACATCTCGTATAAGAATCTTCCTGTCAGCTCATAGAGTTTCGGCGCAAGCATGATACTGAACGTGTCCACGCGGCGGGAAATGATGTTCCGGTAAGAAGATGCCGAAATTCCCAGCTTTTTCGCGAATTCACATTGAGTATACCCGAGCTTTATGCGCTCTTTTTCCAGATTTTCCGCAAACGTGTCTAACATCTCTTTCTTTGTAGTCACCTTAAATTCCCCCTTTGTATCAAGATTCTGACGAAAATTATCAAGCAAAAGAGCAAGCACACATGAAATTACGTCAACATCTTGTGCGGTATCCGGTGTAATATAAGTATAAAGATGTTATACAGAAAATTTTATCATATTTTTAAAAACTGTCAATAAGGGGGGAGAAAAAAGTTGAAAAATTAGAGATTCTGTATATCGAAATAGGCAGATACGTGGCGCACGGTTGATATTATCGAACAAATATTCTATAATCGTGGTATCACTATTTTGATTGGCACTGTCAGGGAGGTACATAATCATGAGAGATGAACAACCGGAAGATAAAAAGAAAGAAATAAAACGGATGGTAGACGAAATTTACAATCCAGCGTACATTGATATGATTTATGGCTTTGTAAAAAGATTATACGCGGAAAATAAGAAGCAGGGGAACTGACCCCTGCTTCTTTTATTTCGAAAAACGATCCATGAACTTCCAAAAAAGTTCCTTGTCTTCTTTTGACAGATGATAATATTTCATAATTGCTTCTTTGGCTTTCAAGTCTTCAATTCCGATTTCAGCACATATAGTTCCGAAGTCTACATCAACATCACGAAACATTTCACCTTCTCCATCTCGGAGCCATTCTTCCCGCACATTATATTTCTCACAAATTAATTTAATGACGGCATCAGAAGGGGTTCGCCTTCCCATCTCATAACTTGAGACGTTCGAAAACGATATCCCAAGATCGTTTGCGAAT